GCCAAAAACACATCTCCGCATATTTGAAAGGATTGGGTGAAACCCCATGGGAGGACCTGCACCGACCCCTCTGGAACGCAAGAGAGCCCGTGGCAACCCGGGCAAGCGTTCGATACCGGACGCTGGCAAGACGATTGCTTTGACTGGTATCACGGCTGCTGACATGCCGGTGACTTTGAAGAAGACTGGGCAGGATTTTTGGCGGAAGTCGGTGGATGTCGCTGGTGGTTGGTTGTCGGGTTCCGATGCGAAGTTGCTGCAGTTGGTGGCGGAGGCTCTGGACCGGCGTGACCATATCGTGGCGACGTTGGATAGTGATGGCTGGACGGTCTTGACTAGCGCTGGGTACCCGTACAAGCATCCTTTGGCGGGTTCTTTGAACGATTTGGAGAAGCAGATCGGGCAGTGGCTTGCCCAGTTGGGTATGAACCCGACGGACCGTTCGCGTCTTGGCGTGGCGGAAGTGAAACCCCAAGGTACGCTCGAATTGTTGCGCGCTCGCGCTAAAACCGCTAATTAGGAGTTCTCGTGGATGTAAGCGAAATCGAATCTGTAATGCTCGGCTCGGTGGGCAACCCGGACACTGGTGTTGTCCGTGATGCGGCGCATGCGATGGCTGTCGCTGTGCACAAGGCTCTGAATCCGGAGAAGGACCCGGTGCAGCGGGTCGTAAAACCAGCCGAAACTCGGTAGTCTTCCTGTGGCCAGGATTAAGGGCTGGCCTCCTGCGCTTCTAACACCGGTTCCTGTTGCGGACCGTAGGCGTGGCGATGGCGCGCTGGTTTCTGATTTTATTGAGGGCTTGTGTCCTCAGGTCAAGGACTCTGTCGGTGGTAATGCTGGGGATCCTTTGGTCTTACGTCCGTTCCAGCGGGAACTGATGAGGAGTGTCTACGCTCGGAAGGCTGATGGCCGTTACCGGCACAGGCGGGTTCTTATCGGTTTGCCGCGTAAGAGTGGCAAGTCTGCGCTTGGTTCCGGTATGGCTTTACATGCGTTACTGATGGGCCCGCGTGGTGGCGAGGTTTATTCGTGCGCGGCCGACCGGGACCAAGCCCGGATCGTTTTCGGTTCGGCTAAGGCGATGGTGGAGCAGTCCCCGGAGTTGTCTGCCGTGACTCGTTTGTTCCGTGACGCGATAGAGGTCCCGGAGACTGGCTCGGTCTACCGTGTGCTGTCGAGCGAGGCTTACACCAAGGAGGGTCTGAACCCTCATTGTGTGATTTTCGACGAAGTGCACGCGTCACCGGATGACGGTCTGTACAACGTGATGCAGTTGGCGATGTCGGCGCGTGTCGATCCGTTGCTTATCGGTATCACTACTCCGGGTGTGAAAACGGACCGCACTGGGCAGGACTCGGTCGCGTACCGCTTGTACCAGTATGGTGAGAAGATCGCTAAGGGCGAGGTCGAGGACCCGTCGTTTTTCATGGCGTGGTGGAAGGCTCCTGATGATTGTGACCATCGGGACCCGAAGGTGTGGCGTTTGGCTAACCCGGCTTTCGGGGATTTGCAGGACCCTGAGGATTTCGTCGCTTCGGTGAAAACGACGTTGGAGAACGAGTTCCGCACGAAACGCCTCGGGCTGTGGGTGAATAACCAGATTGCTTGGTTGCCGGCTGGGGCTTGGGACAAACTGCAGGAGCCGGATGTCGCGGATTCTGAGGTCGGTGTGATTGTCGGGTTCGATGGTTCTTTCAGTGGTGACAGTACGGCGTTGGTCGGTGTCACGATCGAGGCTGTCCCTAGGGTTTGGTTGATTAAGGCTTGGGAGAAGCAACCTGCGGACACGGACGATTGGCGTGTTGATATCGGTGAGGTCGAGGCCACGATCATGGACACGTGCCGCGATTACAACGTCGTGGAGGTGGTGTGCGACCCGTTCCGGTGGCAACGTTCGATGCAGGAGTTGGAAGCGGTCGGTGTGCCGATCATTGAGTACAACAGCAGCAGCCCGTCCCGGATGGTACCGGCGACTGCGAAGATGTACGACGCCGTGATGAGCGACGGGGTTAGACACGACCACAACCCGACTTTGGCTCGCCACATGGACAACTGCGTGATCAAAACGGACCGTCTCGGTCCTCGGATCACGAAAGAACACCGGGCTAGTCCGCGCAAGATCGATGCTGCGGTGGCTCTTGTAATGGCTTTCGACCGTGCCACTTGGGTGCGGGAGCAGGAACCGGTAGTACCGGTTCCACAATTCTTTTAGGAGTTCGAGATGTCCTCACTGATACAGGCTTTGGGTTTCGTACTGGTGGCGTTCGGTGTCGGGTTGGTTTTCGTCCCTGCCGGTTTCGTCGTTGTCGGTATCGGTGTTCTTGCTTTCGGGCTTGCTTTGGAGCGTGACTGATGCTGGGTCGCTTACTGAAATCCAACGAGCAGCGCGCTGTGACGTACCAGTCGCTGTTCCTAACTGACCAACTGGGCCCGAGCGTAACGCGTTCCGGTGTGCCTATGAACTCGCACGAGGCGATGAAAATCGGCGTTGTCTACGCTGCGATGCGTCTGATCACCGATTCGATCTCGACTCTGCCGGTTTCTTCTTACACTCGCCAGAACGACCGTCGGTACCCGCACCCTCGCCCGGATTGGCTGGACAATCCAGAACCGGACCGTGGTGTTGGCAGGATCGATCACTTCCAGATGGTGCTGATGTCGTTATTGATCGACGGCAACGCCTACGTGCGGAAGTTGCGCAACCCGTCCGGTGTGCTCGTAGCGTTGAAAGTCCTCGACCCTTCGCGGGTCGAGCCGCGTCTTGCTACCGATGGGTCGATCACTTTCGTGTTCGATTCGAACCGCGTGCTCACAACCGAGGAAGTCCTTTGGATCCCGGACCTCCTGAGGCCCGGTTCTATCAAAGGAATCTCCCGTGTTAGCGAGTTGCGCGAGGTGCTCGGTATCAGCCGTGCTCTGGACGATTTCAGCGCTCGCTATTTCGGCTCGGGTACGTTGTCCAGTGGGATTATCGAAGTCCCGGGCGATATGACTGAGGAGCAGGCTACCAGCCTGAAAAACCAGTTCGAGAAGAACAGCAAAGGTTTGAAACACGCACACCGCCCGAACATCTTGAGTGGTGGTGCGAAGTTCCACCGTATGGATTCTGACCCGCAACAGTCACAACTGGTCGAGTCCCGGGAGTTCGCTGTTATCGAAGTCGCTCGGATCTTCAAAATCCAGCCGGCGCTTCTCGGTGTGATGCAAGCCGGTTCGATGTCGTACGCGTCGGTGGAGCAACAACACATCCAGTTCGTCACTCTAACGCTCCGCCCGTACATAGCGAAGATCGAGGAGCATTACTCGCGTCTGCTCCCGGGCGACGCCTACCTGCGTTTCAGTATGGAAGGTCTGCTCCGTGGCGATTTGTCGTCTCGGTACACCGCCTACTCACAAGGGATCCAAGCGGGTTTCTTGTCGATCAACGACATTAGAGCGTTGGAGGATCTGGCACCGATCGATTCCGGTTCGGCTTCGCAACCTCGGGTGCCGCTCGCCAACGTGGACCTCGGCGCTGCCACGATCGTGGAGACTGAGAAACGAGTGCAGATGGCCGTGCGGATGATCAACGTCGGGTTCGACCCTGCAGACGTCTTGTCTGTCTTGGACCTCCCACCGATGGACCACTCCGGTCTGCCGAGTGTACAACTACAAGGTTTGGAGAAGATACTCGCTGCGGGTATCCAAGGTGACTACGCATGAGGCACATGGAGGCAACAGAATGAGTATAGACATCGAGTTCCGCAATTTCGACGCGGAGATAATCGAGGTGCGGGCCGCTGAGAACGGCGACGGCATGACATTTGGTGGGTTTGCTGCGAAGTACGACCAACCGAGTCTCCCGTTGCCTTTCACCGAGCGGATCGCGCCGGGCGCGTTCGACAGGTCACTGAGAGCCAAGAACGACATACGTGCGTATGTGAATCACGACGAGCGGATGGTGCTCGGGAGTACCAGAGCGAAAACCCTGCGGTTGGACAACCGCACGGAGGGGTTGTTCTCGGAGATCGACCTCCCGGACACGACCTACGCACGTGACCTCTCGGTCAGTATCGCGCGTGGCGACACACGGACGATGTCGTTCGGTTTTTCCACTGTGAGGGACGAGTGGGTTGGGCCTGAAGACCGCACGTTACTGGAGGTGCGGCTCCACGAGGTCTCGGTGGTCACTGGGACCGCCGCGTACCCGCAAACGACCGCCAGCGTGCGGAACCTGACACAGATCGCTCACCGGACCGACACGGACCCGGAGGCCCTCAGCGACGCCATAGCGGCGCTCGAGGCTGGCGACACCCTGACGGACGAGCAGGCTGGTCTGCTGCGCACCGTGGTCGACCGTGCACACGGCCTACAACTGGAAGACCCCGCAACGCCGGCCGAAATCGTAGTCCCGTTGTCGGTGTTGTCCGCGAAGTTGGACCTGCACCAGTCGCATCTGAACATGTATTGATCTCTTGGTCCTCGGAGCCGGGGACTTTGCCGTGGCGGAGCCGCTGCGGGTGCTAACCCTGCGATCCTACAACTACCCAAGAAATGAGAAACGAATGTCGTATTTGCAACGTCTTATCGACGCGCAAAACTCCGACCTCCACGCGGCCCGGTCCCAGATCGAACGTGCGGAGACAGAGAAGCGCGAAATGTCAGTGGAAGAACGC